ACATTCAGATTTGGTAAGTTAACCTCACGCTTTCTGTACCCCTTAGCTTGATTGTTATTACTGTTGCTGTTACTGTTGGCACTTTTACGCTTCTTCTTACGGACGGGTGCCGCATTACCCATGATGACATTTCCATTGTTATTTTTGTTCGTCATATTGAGTTTATTCATCCGCGTTGTAATATTGTTAAGATTGATTGCTGCGATATTTTTCAGTAATTGATTAGCTTCGTTCGCCAATCTCTTAGTCTTTTCTTCCTTGTATTTTGGAATCTTAGACTTGTTGAGTTCTTTCCAAGCCTTTTGAATTTTCTTGGCGGCTGTCTGGTGACGCTCGGACGTGATGGGGGTATTTTTCAACCTCTTCAACGCTCGCTCCAATTTGAAGCGCCCGGTATTCAACGCAGCTTTACGACTTACATTACGTAAGTTGGCTTTCATCTTCTCCAACTTGTTGTTGTTGCTCTGAGACATCTTAACATATATAGAGAAAATTAAACATTTCTTTATAGATGACGTCTATAAATATAGAAGATATGATGAAGGAGATATATTCTGAACTGGGACCTGGTTACAGTGAGAGAGTATATCACAATGCTGCTGAAGTGTATCTAAGGGAGAAAAGAGTTCCATATGAATCTGAGAGACATATATTGGTCAGGTTTAGGGGTCATGTAGTTGGACAATTGAGAGCTGATATTATCATAGATGACACTACAATAGTAGAACTAAAAGCTATTAGGGCTCTGACTGATGGGATGGAGTTACAGGCTCAAAAATATCTTGACTTGACTGGTTTGAAGACAGCGTATCTGGTGAACTTCCCTCTTCAACCGGGTCGGGAGGTTGAGGTTCGAAAGATTGAAGTAAAGTCATCAGAGGGAGAACTTTCCAAAGCGTTTGATAAAATGTACGAGCATCATCGTAATGTGTCTGCGGATTTAACACAGCTCCTTCCAGCAGTTCGTGCACCAATTTTAGATGATGTTTAGCTTGATCTACACAGTGCTGAACCGCTGGATCTTCGTATGTACGCTCTAGATAAGAAAGTATACGTGGACGCGCATTTTCAAATTCATAAAGTGCGAATAAGAGTTGTTCGTCGTTGGATGTCATTGTTTATGTTTGTAATTTATCCTTTAATCCTGGACTTAAGTGCGAAAAAGATAATCCAAGCCATAAGAACATCAACACTATAGTGTGCCCTCGTAGAAATTGTTGTGAGGGATGAAAGTATGGGGTAAATGGGGAACATACCATTCTTCAAGAAGTACGAAGTGACTATGTTGAAGGTGGTGTGCCCAGAGAACATGTAATCGTTACAGTTGGAAAGTGGGCTACCCTCATTACACGGTTTAGACTTTGCACGAGGGAATTGGGTCACCATATTTGAGAGAGCCCTCATGAAATACATAGCTGTCAAGAAGGATATGTACCCATTTTGGTTAATCCTGTTCCAATTAAGAACCAAAAGAACAAGTGGTACAATCAACGTCACATCATGAAGGAATTCATACTTGGTAAGGTCAGGTAACACATCAAATCCAACATCTCTAATTTTTCCACCAAAACCCTCACCCCTTACCCTAGATATGAATCTTCCAACAAGAGTGTTCATCAAAAGTGCTAATCCTAGGAGTAACCACATTAATATATTTCAATATTTTTTTTTTCGAAAAATCTTTTTTAGAAGATAAAGATCTTTTTCTACATCAACTTTTTCTTAACCCAATTCCTGTCCTCTTTGAAAATTTTGGAAAGTTTCGGATCCTTGTTTTTGAAAAGAATCACGAGTGCATGAAGTCTTCGAAATAAACGTAATGGTGATTCACCTGAACGGAAAACCCGCATCAACGCACGATGTCTAGAAAGTTTGGTCTTTTTCTTGACATCTACGTATCCATGTTGACTGAGATACCCATTGGTACTTAGCATAAAAATCACTGCCATCTACTATACTGTAGGAATAAATTCCCATTTGAGGTCATGACAGATCTTCTTCCATATGACGTCTTGTTGGTACAGTTTCTCTTTTGATTTGAGGAGGGGGAAGTACTGTAAGTAATCATCCTCGGAGAGAAGTTCACAGAACTTGTAGAGTACATATGAGTAACTCAAAAAGTTTTTGCGTTCAGTTGGGCAATTGTCGTCAAAAGGTCGTTGAATATCCTTGAACATTAAACGTAGGCACTCCTCCAACTCTGAGGGCATATTTGGAGGTTTGATTCCATTCAAAATATTTGTGATGTATGGTACATGTTCATAGTATTTATTGAGACGAAGCTTCTTGAGAAGCCCCCTAATTTTCGCATGGGTAATATCCTCTAGATTCTTGATTTTCATCTTCTTGAGTTCTGATCTAAGTTGTTCCATAACTTCGGGTGGTATAGTGGTCGTTTCTTGTGCTTGGAATTGTGATAGCCACTCATTAAAGTGATTCTCTCTCTTGTATGAATAGTTTACGATCTTCTCGGATGTCTCTTGCTCTTCACGATATGTAAGTTCTTCGTTTATATGGGCTGCAACAACTCTACCACAACCATCACATATCAAATCACTTGTACTTTGAACGAGAATGATATTACTGTATTCACAGTGTGAACACATCTCAACCGTTCTCTCCACTGGTCTAGATATATTCTTATTCTCCACTTCAACTAGATAATCAGTGAAAATATCTTTTCTAGCTAGACCAACAGTCTCTTTCAGGTTAAAGACATTGTCTGTATGTGTCGTTTCCGTCTCACCAGTCATATGCCTTTCAATAAAGGGCATACACTTTATCATGTAATCAGACATTTCTCTTTCATAATTAGATTTATTCACTGGATCGTTCTTAATAAGCTCAGTCCACTCTTCTATCTTGTTGTTATATCTACTTAAAAAATTACCTTCCATTCTTATATAAGGATGTTGGTCAAACTTTTAAGTAACCTTTACTTCTTTTATAAAAAACTTGTTACTCCAAATGATTACAGTATCGTGTCAGAAGAAATTGAATATACAGTAAACACTGATATGAAGTATTTAGTGGAGGATGAGTTTTGGGAAAAGGAAAGTAAGGATTGGGATGGTATATTGGATAACTTCTACGTAGATGTCACAGGCGAAGATTTTAGAAATACAACGATACCCCAAAACGTTGAGCACATCATTCTACGAATTAAGTATTATTTCAACGGTAAGATATACAGCGTTGTATCCAATGACATCAACTTTACACCAGGTGAAGAAGAACAATCTGGTATGACATTTAATATCCCTTTGAGTAGTGCTTGGATAGTTGACCATGATGACAAGCCAATTAGAAACATTACTGAAAAGGTGAAACGGTACGCTGGTCCTAGGAACGACTTCCATGGACAAAAGGTTTCACTGATTGATTTTTTATATTATGAACCCGAATACCTAAAGGATGAATTACCGAGAATCATTTTAATGAATGGAATAGGTATGAAAAAGGTGATCCAAACAACAGTTGGATTTACTACAGATCTTCGGCTACCTTAGTAGCTAGGTAAAATTTAAGCTCTCCCAAATTAGCGACATTATATTTCAAGATTAGGAATCTATTACCCGTTTCTTGTATAATTTGCACAGACGCACACATACTCGTCGCCTTTGTAAAGATATTCAAGTATTTTAGACTGTATAAGCCCGAAATTTTAGGACTATCATCGGGACACTCAATTGAGGTTTCCTGGTTTGCGAAATCCCCCATGCATGAAAGGTGAAGAAGTTTACCATCCCTCTTGATCTCAATTTCCGAACCAAGGTTGGACATGTCACGACAAAGTCTTTGGAAATCGGCGGAGGGTAGAGTTGTGATAGTAGACATCATAACATCAGGAACTTCTATACTATTTTCGTTAATATCTAAGAGTTTGAGTTGAAATTTAGTACTCGTCTTCTTGGATTCACTCGTAATCTCAATATCCATATATTCCTTTGAATTAATCTCAAGTTTGATGACATCATTGTTGGTTATCGTTTTCATGAGTTTGAAGGTGTTGGAAATGTTGATACCAGCGATTATCTCTTCCTGATCACAGTGATACTCCTCAAAGTTATCAGCAGCTAGAAACAGATCAATGAGAGAGGTTCTCGCTGTATCTAGGGTAACTATGTACATCCCTTGTGGACGGAAATAGATATTCACGTCGTTGAGAATATCCTTTAAAACTTCAAAAGTAGACTTAAAGGCCGAAGCCTGTATAGAAACTAATTTCATGACTATTCAAAAAACGCGTTACATCTTTAAATCTGTATAAACTTCTCCTTTATTGACATCTCTACTGATTTTATCCTCTAGTTCCTTTGTCATAGCTGGCTGAAGAGACTGACCGTAGTTGTCTAGATAAAACATGTTCGGATCTCTATCATTTCCATCTATTGTTGACATTGAGGACACACCACCACCAAATCCAGCGTGTTCAATATCCTTTTTGGGTAAAAGGGAGTCAAGCCAGTTTTTTATTTCGCCACCAACTAGGATCTTTCCATTCTTGGTGAGCATGGTCGGTACGCGGTTTATTTTAGTCTTATACTGGGGAGGTATACCCTGTGTGTTCACGTTATGGTAATGTATTAATTGTTTCAATTGTTGATTACCATTGATATACTTGACGATATCCATAGAGTGTTTACACCTCGGGCTATATATCAACAGCGACATCTACTACTATATGGGGTATTTTGTAAAAAAAAATTAACGCATTATAGTAAAGATGGATTCATTCAAGATCGTCATCGGTGTTTTACTTATGTTACTCGTCCTGACTATGATCAGGCGTGAAAATTTCACAGAGACCTTTGGATTCTCAGGGTACAAGAAGCCCGTTGATTATGTCAAGCTTAACGACCCCAGACCAGATCTCTCCGGTTACTCTCAGGTTGAGGGTAAAGTTGACCACGACACCATGGAGAAATTGGTTCTTCAAACAAACAAGGAGATCAACAAACGCCTTGGATTCTCAACTTACATAATCGAGACTCAGTCCGTTAAGGTGTATGAGGGCACGACTGATCAACTCTATGAAGCCACTTTCATGGTGGTTCGCAACGATGGTTTCTCCTTTGGTTTCGCTGTCATCTCAACCTTTAGCATCAGCAACGGAAAACTTAAGTTGATTTCTCTTCGTTCTCAACCCCTCAGTGATCAGGCACCCGATAAAGTAAAGGTGTACACCAAGGGTTCTATGGGTAAAGAGTTTATCGATTACAAGCTCGTTAAGGAAAGTGCAGTCCCTAATGTTGGTGAGTTAGATTTGATAAAAAATAAATTGAGCTAATTGTAATGATCAACATCAATGACATAATACAAATTGATGATAAGAGAAAAAGAATACGGAAAGAGATCTATACGAAAATTTACGAACAATTTTCATCGAAGATTAAACAGTGTGTAGAACTTGGTCATAAACAGGTATTCTTGACTGTTCCAGTAATTTTAATAGGATATCCAGTGTTTGACAGAGGAGCCGCCGCTCGTTATGTTGTTAGACAATTTCAACTTGGTGGCTTCACTGTACAACTTATAAGTGAATATGACATTTATGTCTCTTGGTCAGTACCAAAGCGGAAGAAAGAACGTGAAGAAGATGAAGAAGAGGTGGCCTTTCCAGATCTCATGAATCTTAAGAAGATGGCCAACAAGTACAGGAGAAGTGCGTAGTAAAATTTGATTTTTAAACCTACTTAATCATAAATGGACAATTTGAATGTGCTCGTCGAGGCGAAGAAGGAATATCTCGGGCAAATGTGCATTATTATGTGTCCACCTATGATTGACGTTTTCAATGATATGTATGCGGAGGCTCATACTCTCTCCAAGGGGAAGAAGCATCTCATGATGTTTCAGAAGTTACTCCAAGAGGTTCCAAACTGGTCTAACGCTATGTCTAAACAACATTCGGATAACATCGCAAACCGATGCGCTTGGTTTAGTGATCTTTTAGCGGCTGTCTTTGTTGCCTGTACAAAGATTCTCTCTGCGGTCCGCCTTAAGGCTGACAACAAGAAGATCTCCCTAAAGCTACCAACAAATGAGGTTTTCATTCAAACCTGCTACAATAACATCGCCAAAGATCTCTACCGTGATCCCTACGTTTTCCATGAAGATCAGAGCATCTACCACCGAGATGAGAAGTTAACTACTCGTTTCTGCATAGCTATTGAAAACTCTGTGAAGGAGTTAATCCCGGTTCAACAGATTTTACAGACGTACATGTCCCAAGAGTCTAGAGACATAGATCTAGATGGGGATGTTCAAGATACAGAGGATCCTGACGTCTTTGATGGGGAAGGAGAACCAGAACCAGAACCCGAAGGTGGTTCCCCAGAGGAACTCCAGGAAATGCAGCCAGTGGGGAATCCCGAAATGGAGGAGCCAGGTGAGTTTGATAATGAATTCAAGACTGTGCCAGGTGTTCAATCACCCGATCCAATGGAAGAACCAGAACCAGAACCACAGCCACAGCCACAAGCACAACCTCAGCAGGAAGATGATGTATTATTTGGCGACGCACCAGACTACCGTACAAAAAAAGTTGGTTATAATTAAATGGAACTCTCCGACTATTTACGTGACCCAGTATACGCGGGCCTAATTGCCGGTGCTACGACGGCGGGTTATATTCACCTCAAAGCATATTTGAATAATGAAGGTAAGTTAGAAATGAATCAATACACCAAACCAGCCGTACTCGTAGCAATTCTCGTATACGTAATTGTGGTGAATGGTCTTGGTCAAAAAGAGGTTATTTCTAACGATCCTTTCTAACTTAAAGATTACACCGTACTATTAAGAAAATGGCGTCCGTCACTGCGTTTAATGACATGATGGGGCAATTTCTTGTGGAATTGCACAAGACTTTTCCAGATGAAAAAAGCATTAAGAAGATGTTAACCTCGTTCGACCTTCTTAAGAGTACAAGTCCTCGTCTCCTAGTCAATGGGTTCATGGATAGTGTTAAACCCCATGCGGATAGTGTATCTGCCAAGAATGAGGATTTCATTCTCATTCATTCCAAGGATATTGACTTTTTGAATGAAATAGATATCATCAATCTATGGAAGCGTATGAATGATGGTACCAAGGATGCCGTTTGGCAGTATCTTCAGACTTTGTACATTCTAGGAACCACCATCCAATCTGTACCCGAAGACACTCTCACCGCTATTGAGGCTATGGCCAAGGATGTGGCTGATAAGATGGCTTCAGGTGACGGTGGTGACATTAACCAGGATGCACTCATGAAGATGATGGGTTCTATGTCTGGTATGATGTCCGGTATGGGAGATATGGATTTGGGTGCTCCTAAAAAGAATGGTACTCGCCGTCTCCCCAAAAAATAAACCTCATCTATATTAAATGAAAGTTTGGTTCGAAGATCCTCAACAACTTGTCAGTAATAAAAAAATTCTAGAGTTCTGGCCTAACAGCAAACAAACACCAGAGGATAGGATCAATTCGGCGTCACGTTTTATTATTTACACTATGTGTGTTTTATTCGTGATTCGTCGGGATCCTAGGATTTTCGTCCTAGGCGCAACGATGTTATCTATCATTTACGTGATGTACAAGGCGAAACTTGTCAAGGAGCCATATGGTTCCACAGACAAAGCGGATGTATGTCAGAAGCCCACCAAGGAGAATCCCCTCGGTAACGTGCTCATGACAGATTACACAGATGCCCCAAATCGTCTGGAAGCCTGCTATTATGCCACAGCCCAACCTTTAATTAAAAAATTCAGTGGTGACCAGGTGTCGTTTGATTCTGGACGTTCTCGTTCCACTTTACCCATGTACAAGCGTAATGCTTTTGAGCGTCAGTTTGTTACCGCACCAGTGTCAAAAATTCCAGGCGATCAGACCAAGTTTGCTGAGTGGTTGTATGGTCCCAAGAATGCTCCCATGTGTAAGAGTGATTCCAAATTTTGCAACCCCGATGCGAGGGGTGTTCAATTAGAAGCTTTCGCTGGTATCGGTTCTGATGGGGATGTGAGAGGTCTCAGAGGTGGTGGTCGTGTGAGGGGCGGTGGCGGAACGTATAGTTAGATTAATATTCTTGTGTAATAATAAATGGCGTACCAGCTTCAACCAGGTCTTTCTATTATTGAGAACAAGGGTGCTGTCCCACCCGTTAAAGCTACCGATGAAGTTTTCGTTTACCCTCAGCCCAGTCAATTAAATTACGGATCCCGTCCCAACACTATGTTGTATGGTACCGCACCTTATATGGCTGGTAAGGGTGCCCCAGCGAAATACATCGATACGAGTGACGAACTTAGACCTCAATCTACTTCTCGTTTCAACAAGCACATCGTTCAGACGTATGAGCGCAATCTTTTCCCTCTGTCCAACATGGAATGCAAGGTCCCTCTCCGCACCATCAAATATGAACCCGCCAGCACCCGCGCCGATCTTCAAAATGGTCTTTTCCAGAAAAGATACGTTAATAAAAATGTCAGTAAGAAATAAGAATGGCTGATCCTATTTCGGTTTTAGCCGTAGCTGGTCTCGTTTATGCTGGAAGGACTTTAAGTAAGTCCAAGACTGAAAACTATAGTCCAGAGGCAAATATCACATTAGCAAATGATAGTGGGGCTGGTCCCGCTCTTCCTCCTACATTCAAAGAGAATGATTTTGTTTCCCGAGTAGAAGTCCCATCCAAGAAGGAGATGGCAAGTTTCGCGGATATTGGTCGTCAGCAACGAAGTGGTGGACAAGAATTACTTGACATGCGTGGTCGTATGTTCGATCAGGGGCGCATGAATAACCTTTCTCCAGTAGAGAAGCAACTGGTCGGCCCCGGTCTAGGTGTTGACGCCAATGTGCCGGCTGTTGGTGGGTATCAACAGATGTTTAGGGTCAATCCTATCAATGTTGGTGAGTACCGTCTTACAACTTTACCAGGACGTTCTGGTCCAGCTGCGGATATTACCGGTGGTCGCTCTGCGAAGGTTGGTCAACTTACTCATAACAAACCCGAGACAACCTCTTACTTACCCTCTAGGTTACCTACTATGGCTGGTCGTGCTCAGGGCATGACTGGTGTCGTTCCTCGTAACGAACATGAGAGAACTAAGAGAACCACCAACCGTTCCGAAACTGGTATGCGCAATGATGGCTTAGGGTACAATGGTGCTAAGCGTATGGTTTCGGCTCAGACGCTCGCCCAAGATCCCACGAGGTTCAAGGCTGATCGCAACGATGAGCAGTACATGTACAACAACCAACCAGCCCCAGGTATTCACAGTTTCCATGGTGCTTACGCCACTGGTGCTGCGAGCCGGGTCAGTGCTAAGACCAATGAGGAACTCGCCAAGTATGGTTTCCGCCCAGAAGATCGTAGAGGCAAGCCAAACAGGATGGGCAACGCTGGTCGTATGAATGTTCGTGAGAGCGCCCTCAAGCAAGGTGGTAAACTTACCGCGGTTCGCAGTGACACCTCGCGCATTGATGGACGCATGAATGCGGCTGACGGTGGATGGACCCAGCAGTACCAGAGCAAGACGTTCCATCAGTTCAACCCTTACAAGGGTAATGAAAATCCCAACTCCAAGAATCTTGGTCTCGCCGCCAAGCAGTTACAAAACAACCCTCTTTCACATGCCCTCTATCGTTAGATATTTGTATCAAACTGTTGAAAACACTCATTAAAATATTGTGCCTATATTTTAATGAAGGTCCATACCCTAAGCATAGATAGTAGTCAGCGTGATTCGAGTGTATACCCAAACTCTAATAACTACGTCATTGCGTTAGAAAATCCTATATATCACGTCGAAGAGATACGACTTATGTCTGCACGCATCCCTACACCTCAATCACCTTCACCCAATTCCTTAATTTTGAGACTGTCTTCTGGTTCAGATGAACTCAATCAATCTGTGTATGTGGGTACACCACATTACACTGGTCATATCCTTCTCGATGGTACAACCAGTATAACATTTAACGGTTCTGATGATCCCCTCGTACACCGATTTCACTCAGGACCACAGAAGGTTATCAAAGATATAGGAATTGAATTTTTGTACATGAATAACGGCGTTCTCACAACATATGAAGTTGGTAACACTGAACATGTTCTAAAGTTCGAGATTAAGTGTTCCACAGACAAGCTTGAGGGTCTAACCAAAGTTCCATTGGATAAGTTTGCGAAAAAGGAAAAGGAGAAGAAAAAGGAGAAAGTAAAGAATCTGGGAAGCGAGATTCTGTACAACCAGGAAGTCTATATTTACATAGGCATTATTGCCTTCTTCGGTATTGTATTGATGTTTCTTATGAAAGGGGGATCTAAAGTCCCACCCACTTAGCGGGTAATGGCGTAGACTGGCTGAGCAGGCTTGGATACGCGAGTAGACACAGTGGAGATCATCATGTAGACCGCGATGGAGAGGAGGGTAGTAAGCACCGCAGTGAGCGCGTACTGGGTACCACCATTCTTGGGTACCTTGATGACCTGGTTAATGATGAAACGGACGACATCCATCCAGGACATCGCCGCCGCGAAAGAGAAACCAGCAACAATCGCATTGAGAGACTGGGTCTCCAGCTCCTGGGTAACAAGGGTGACAGTTTGCATAGCCGCCTTCATTGTAAGTAGTATACTATAGGTTAGGAAAATTATTTATTCTGGTAATAATTCTTCTTTTTCAATTTTTTTATATTTAGTCTTTTTGGCGTTTTTTGAATTCGCAAAGAGTTGATCGTCCCCTGATATATCTCCGCTAGAGCTGCTTTCTGAATCGTTATCGCCATAAACATGAAGTTTTACTCCAGAATCATCAAAGTTCCAACCTTCAGGCTCCCATTGGCTCATTACTATTAATAGCATTTTTTAACATCTGTTCTGTCGGATTTTGTGGCACCCACGAATCCCAACGATCGTATGCCTCGTTAACTCGAATGAACTGTGGGTCAGACCCATTGTATCTTTCAAATGTGGGACACTCGTTTGAGTCTACAACCTCCATATCCTCATCCTCGGAGTCATCTCCGTCTTCGTATAAATCTGGAAACATAGATCCAACAGTCTCCCCGACTGCGTTCATAGCACAGTATTTCATCGCATATTCCATGTCTTCTGAGAGTAACGTGTCTCTCCCACAAGCCTTGCAATATTCGGCTGCGAGTAGGGTACCCTTTTCAAAAACAGGGAGAAGAATGTTAGTCATTGTTTCAATGTACTGTTCAGCCATTCTGTCTCCAGCATCACCAAAACCACTTTGCATATTCATCTTTAGTATTTAAGAGTAAAAAGAGATTGCGCAATTCCCTCACCAACACGAAGAATATTGTGATTTACTGCGTATACCCGAATTTGTCTGGCAAAATCTGGACACGATGTTAGACTTAGGTGAAGTATTTGCTCTTTTACGTTACTCATATTCACCTGCCCTGTAGGATAAGCCTCCTCTGGTTGTAAAGCAAAGCTATAAGAATAGAATCTCCTAATGAGTTGTGTCTTGGAGTGATGTATCGCCGCCTGGACAGCTTTCAACATAAGAACATTGCCAGTTTCTTCTGTAATAATGTCCTGACCATCAAACTTTAGAGTGAGATAATTGAGGTTCTCGTAAAGAATGCGCTTGTTGTCAGCTGTGAGAGCCGTATTATCGTAATCAAATGGTGTCACGAAGTTACCATGTGATACACCATTACCCCTAGTACCTTGTCTTTGAATCACAAAGTAGAGTTCCTTGACTGGATTTCTAAAGTCAAGATTGAACGTTCCCTCATTAATGCCTACACCCACATCAAATACATTCTGTTGTAACTGTGTTATGATGTAGTCCTTCTTCATCTTCTGCATCTTGGATCTCTCACTTTTATCTAAAAACACAACTTCTGTAGAGAGTTTGAAGTCCTTAATGTGTATGGCGGGGGGTGACGTAACACGACTACCATCAATATCAACCATGATTTCTTCTGGTTTTCTAAGTGTAATTTCAACCTCAACTTCTTGCTTGTTTATGGCACAGAGGGGTATAGCAAGTTCTGGGTGTTTATAGAAGTAAAATGGTAAGTCAACGAAGAAGTTTTCATCCGAACTAGCACCAAGTGTACCTGTTATAATGATACCTCTGTTAGGTATTCCACCACCCGTAACTACTTCACCCACTAATTTATCACTTGTTCTAAGTGAATACTTTCCAATGAGTTGTTCAAGTGCTTTTTGCTTCGTTTGTGTAACATTGTGCTCTGAATATATTTGGAGATAGTCACTATGAAGCCTTTGAACTATGGTACCACCTATAATAAGATCTACGTGATCAATTATGGCATGACCAACCGATTCTACGTATACAGGGCTACCTGGAATTTCCGGTAGAGTCATTTTAACACTCAATGTTTTCAATAGATCACCTTGATTTTGGGGAATCTTGAACTTAATCTTTTTCCCAAAATCCGCTTCATTTTCCGGATCTAAATCATCGTACTGTGTAGAAAAGTTTGCGTGCTTCTTAAAAGCTTCTACAAAATGGCTGTAGTCTGGATTCCTCGTGAAATACCTGTCTTGGGATCCAGACGTTAGCATCTGTATTCTACCAGCCATTACTACTATATTCACCTAAAATTTTAAACCGGCTAATCCACTCTCAAATCTGAGGATATTGTAATTTATGGCGTACACCCGCGTGTTATTGTAGTCTGTTGTAGTTAATGGATCAATCTCAATTGTAAACAGTTTGTGAGATATACGACTCATATTCACCTGCCCCGTTGGATAGTACATCTCGGGTTGTAAGGAGAAGGAATACATACCAAATTTGGAACTGGTAGAAGCTTGTGGAGCGTTTATGTGATGCTTGAAAGGTTGTTCATAGGTCAGGAACAGATTGTTTCTATTGAAGACAACCTCATTGTTAAACCGAAGTTCAGCATTCGTAATTGTATTATACTGATTTGGATAGTTATTTTGAACTGAATCCTCTGATTGTGATACAAATAGGAGTTCCTTTACGGGGTGTGAAAATTTCAACATCACAGACTTTTTGTTTTCACCGGGGTTCATTTTGAACTTGGCAATTTGAAGTTGTGTAATGACATAATCAATTGGTCTAGATACCAGGAATCCCTTTTCATCATCAGTGAGATACACAAACTCTGTATCAAGTGCAAACTTCTTTATAGAAGCGTTAATCGTTTCTGGAGCACCAAAATGTATAAGTTCCCTTAGGGGTCTCGTTTTGATACGAATTTCTACGATTTGTTTTCTGAGGGCACACGTCGGTATAGATAGGCTAGGGTTCCTATAGAAATAGAATGGTAAGTCTAAAAAGTAAGAGTATTCACCCGTATATGAAAGTGTATTACCATGTCCATTTAAGAAGTACAGAGTCTGTTCAATATCGTCATTGGTACTATGAAGCTGCTGATACATGTAAATGTACTCCCCTGTAATCTTTTGTACAACCTGACCACCAATAACCAATTCAGCGTAATCTATAAGATGTGATATTATAGATTTAGTCCATACGTTGGCACTGGGAATTGGATTTGTGAGAGTAACCTTAAGGTTAAGGTTCTTAATAAGATCTCCTTTGTCATTAGGAACCCTGCATGTGAGAAGACTACCGAAATCAATCTTTCCATCAAACTGGCTCTCTACATAGTCGAACGAAAACTTCGTATGTCTCTTGAAATTCATCAGGAAATATGAAAACTGTGGTTCACCGGTCAACCACTGATCTTGGATTCCTGATGTAGCGAGTCTTAATCGACCAGCCATTCCTACTGTATATGAGTAAAATTTTGGTAAATAAAACGGAACGCTATACTAGAATGAATCTTCAGTTGAGGAAATTCAAACCTGAGACAATCAGTGATGATCGGGTTTGTGTATTCATAGGAAAGCGTAATACAGGTAAATCAACCCTAGTTAAGGACATTATGTATCATAAGAAACATTTACCAGCGGGGATAGTGCTTTCTGGGACAGAAGAGGGAAATCACTTTTATTCCGAATTCATTCCTGACCTATTCGTTTATGGTGATTACGACAGAGAGGCTATAGAGAGGGTTATGGCTAGACAGAGAAAGTTGGTGGGTGGGGGAAAAACGAATTGTGGAGCTTTCATGCTTTTGGATGACTGTATGTATGACTCCAAGTTTCTAAAGGACACATGTATTAGGCAATGTTTTATGAATGGTCGTCACTGGAAAATCTTCTTCATGCTAACGATGCAGTATGTAATGGACTTACCACCGGCACTTAGAGCCAACGTGGATTACGTGTTCATTCTCAGGGAGAATATCATTCAGAACCGAGAGAAGTTGTACAAATCCTTTTTTGGTATCTTTCCCTCGTTTGACATGTTCTGTAAGGTGATGGATGCCTGTACAGAAAATTACGAATGCCTCGTGTTAGACAATACTGTAAAGTCTAACAAGATTCAGGATTGTGTATTTTGGTACAAGGCAACTCTTCGGAAAAATTTCAGGGTTGGTAGCCCTCAACTTTGGAATATGCATAAAAAGATGTACAATCCAAAGCATATAAATCAAATGGAACAGGACGCCAAAAAGACGACGAAGAAAACCAAGCTCACAATCACGAAAAAGAAATAGGCGCGTCACTTAACACTTCAAGAAAACATACGATTATAATAACATGTCTTCCGAACACGTGTACACTATGAATCTCTTCGACGATGGTGAAGGTATGGTACCATTACAGACCCAAGATAAACCTTCTACAGCGTTTAAACAAGAGGAAAAAAATATGGGTACAAATAAAGACACGATGGACTCTACACCCATTAATGACATTATGATGGAACCACCCGCGATGACCGAGGATCCCAGGGTACAAGGTGTTATGCCCCAAATGGTCGCTGCTCAACCTCAAGCTGCTTATCCCTCCCCCTCCCAAAAAACTAAGGAGGAGGCGCCCGAAAGCAAAAACCCTCTCAATCTCACCGATGATCAGCTCACTTCTCTCGTTGTAGCTGTTTGCACTGCTATTGCTGTTAGCAAGCCCATCCAAGATCGTCTTGCGACCTCTATCCCCAAGTTCCTTAACGAACAAGGGGGTAGAAGTATGATTGGTTTAGCGACTACTGGAGGAGTAGCCGCTCTCATCTTCTTCTTTGCGAAGAGCTACATTATCAAGGCTTAAGCCTGCATCATGTTGTTATAGATAGAGTTATCTATACCACTGAAGTACGTAAGTAAAGCACCGCCAATGAAAGCGGCAGCTAAAACACCGTTCAACTCCAAATGCTTCCTTCTATCACTCTTATGAAAATTCTTGACAGTATCCTTGGAGCGCTTCCACCATTCGTTAATAGCGAAGGTGATGATGAGCGCGAAAAGGGTCGCCATAGCAAAGAAAGAGCGATCGACTGCGAGACGGGGAATATCACCAACAATGGCACGAGCGGCGTTGGGAATAACAACGGTTAAGAAGATTAGGTTTGCGTAGTAGTTATCAGTGTGCTTAGGAACTTGTGTAACCGCGTAGAACACAATCCACGAAAAAATCGCTGCTAACATATCATTAACAGGAGTTTGCATTTATCTTATTACGAGATTTTATTTATCCTGAATGTATTGACCGCAGAATTTGGTCTTGTCTGGTAATCTAGTGTAAATTCCTATAGATTCACATATCCCTCTCAACTCCATGAAGTTGTTCCAAAAGTTTTCAGAATGTGTCCACTCGGGCACCGTACTGTGCGAAAGCTCGTGAATCAACACATGCATAATCTCATTCACTTCACCATCTATACATATGGTTATGTCCGCTCCTTTGTTGACATTGTAACCTACCGTACCCGACATCTTCCTCAGTGCTGTCAAGGGGATTGGGTCTATCAACATAGCGAATTTCTCATTGTTCGTTTTCTCAATATGTTCTCTGAGAATTTTGTACCTCTTTTTCACTTCTGTGAAATTCTCTGGTTCACGTATCATGAAAAGTATGATCAGGTTGATGACGATCAATACTAAAAAGGGTATCATCTAGTATAGGCAAAGATAAATTTACTGTACAACTCTGAGATTGGGTTACCTCGAAGACCCTCCCAAAGTTGTAATTTGAAACCAAGCTCCTCTAGATGTGTAACCAATAAGTCTTTATACCCAACCGGTTCTGACTTGGGTCCCTCTGCATAGTAGGGGGTATCCGTGAGGTGTACAAACAACTTCTCACCAAATCCACCATTCCCGTGATCTTTGAGTTTGAAGAAGTTTCCCATGTCATCCTGGAGTGGTGTTTTGAATATGATCTTTTCTGAATCTGGGATGATACCAATCAAAAGTCCGCCTGGTTTTACGCGTTTTCGGATTTCGTGGATGGAACTGAAGAAGAGATCCTTAGTCTTGAAGATGTAGTGTAACGAGAAGTTGAAACAGACAACGTCAAATTTTCGCTTTGGACAGTTGTGTATGTCACCCTCGTAAAAATTCACCCGCATATGCATATTTTTTGCCCTAGACTTGGCTTCAACGAGAGCCGTGGGTTCCGGGTCACACATATTGATATTGGCACCACACTTGTGCCATTTTTGAAGATCTCCACCAAACCCACACCCAACATCAAGAATATGCTGACTACTCTTTGTCACACTCTGGATAAGCTCTCTCTTGGCGTCGTTGTGATTTTTGCGAATCTCTTCCATAATTCATGATAGTTTCATATCTTTAATTCTCTACTTAGGGCTTAAAGTTTACAAACGTTCAAAAGCTATAATGTCTCTTGAACAAGATTATACGACCGTACCCGGTCAGGTTTTCGCTTGCCTTTCTATTGTTGGTCCCGAATGCCCTCAGAAGAATGACAAGTTTGGTATCAAGATCCGAGGAACTTTCGCGAACCGCGATGAAGCTGCGAACCACGCCAAGCGTCTGCAGAAGGAGGATCCCACGTTTGACATCTACGTCGTTGACATGTACAAGTGGCTTCTCATTCCACCCGACTCTTCTAAGATTGAGGATGTTCACTATACCAATGATAAGCTTGAGGAGATCATGACTGGTTACAAGGAGAATCAGGCTCAGGCTGCTCGTATGTTTAACGAACGTAAACAGGGTATGGTTGACAAGAGTGGCTTTGCCCCTGGTGATGACAACTCCACCTTTTACACGAAACCCGATGAGGCTCCCATCTCTCATCCAGCTGAGGTTCTAGAGCGTCTCAAGAAGGAGAAGCCTGACGCTAACATGGAGGATCTCGTCAAGGAGGCTGATGAGATTGTTAACCAAGAGATGAAGGATCGTCAGAAGCAGCGCGAGGAAGCTGCTAAGGCTTCTGAGATGAGTGAGATTAAGGAGGAGGAGGAGGAGGCTTCCACTGAGGCCAAGATCGAAGAAACTAAGGATGAAGGCGAACCCGAGGTTTCTTCCAAGTAAATAATTTTCATAACTAATACTAAATGATTGGTACAATCGTAACAATCATTCTCGTCAGTGCTTTCTTTATTTTGTTTTTTGAGGGGATGACCCCAGAAAACAAAAAGGAGAAGAAAAAGGTTAAGGAACCTGAAGCCAGTACTACTGCTGGTTTTATTAAGGATACGTACAGGGATCCTTTTATTAATCATTTCATACCTCCAAAAGTTGGTAATATAGGAAAGTTTGTTCCATTCTCAAGTGTACCTGAGGATAACTGGCTGCATGGTTTTCCCCATAAAAAATCCAAGTAAAAATACAGCAAATGCTATGATCCAAGTTGATTTATCAACATTCTTGAATAAATCAAAAGATTCCTGACCTTGATAAGGTGGTGGGGGTTGTGGATATTCAGACGGATGAAAGTAATACTCCTCAGAGTGTTTCTCATTACTTTCATCTTTCTCCTCTGGAACTTCTTGAAGAACGGGGTTATATTCAATGGGGTTACCAATATCAGTTTCCATTTTCTAATATATAAACGGTTTTTTTTAAGCACTTTCTTCCTCACTTTCACTTTCATCATCTACCACAAAGTCTTTGAGATTACCATTTTCGTCTGCGTCTTCCTCATATTCCTCTTCACTGTCTTCATCGTATAATTCATCATCTGTGTCCAATTCGGAATCTATGTCAGTATCATGTTCATCCGTACCATAATCATCTTCTAAAACACTTTCCGTGGGCTGGAATAGAGTAGGTTTCTTTATATGTCTTCCTGAACGGGTACGAGTAACTATAACCATTTACTAGTACTCCGTATTATTGTTTAAGTAGTTTTACGAGATTATTGTCAATAATCTGATGTGTTCTAGCCATATTCTTCTTGCCTTTACAAATCGGGCATTTTTGTGTTATTTTATTACCCTTGATGATATAAGACATCACATGATCCGTGTGCTCTCCCTTGATAGATTCACAATACATTGAGGTTGTGAGGGCTACGTATTCGGTTTTGTTTCTCTTGACACTTACAATTGTAGTGTCCAACTGGTTATCCATAAATTTCCGAACAAACCTCTGTAATAGGGGTCTTATCTCCGTCTGTTTAGGTTGAGGTTTTTCAACGAATTTCTTGATTTCTGGGCAATTTTGGATTTCCTCTTTTTTGGGATACAACTTATTGATTATGGAACTTGGTAATTCATGACGACGACCACAGAAATCTTTACAGAAACCATCCTTCCTCCCCCTGAGTGTTTCACAACGACAGAAACATTTCTGTATAATGAGTTTACCACTGATTATGAACCACACATGGTTTGAGTTATGCTCTCTTCTCAGATTTTCACAATAGTTTGAATTCGTTGCGGCTAGGAATGTATTTTTGTGTTTGAAAAGTTTAGTAATGTAAGCAGTAGATTGTCCCTCTAGATTCTTCTGAACAAAAGACTGTATCATGTATTTGAGTTCTTCATCCTGAAGTTCATCTTTAATTTCATCTTCAGTAAATGCACCCTCCCTCATAGGGACGGAAGGTGGTTTAACAAATGTAGTTTGCGGGACATCTGTACGAACCGCAGACATCTTTAGGAGTTTGACATCTGGTTTTGGTGGTACACGAATAATTGTACTGAAAGGCTCTGGTGTGTACATGAAAACTGGGAGATAGGCCAATTGGTTCACTTTACCATTTTCACAACCAGAACACCCTCGTCCACCACATGCGTCGTGTTTAGCTTTCTTATATGACCATGGCATTCTAAAGCCACTTCCCTTTGTCCTTCTCTGAAGATCACCATACACAGATGAATCTATGATATCATTCCAGTCATATGAACTTTTAGCCTTGGATAGTGCCACGAGGACATGATCCCTCAAAGCAATCGCGGAACTTTGGTCTACAACGAAGTCTGGCCAGTTGAGATGTACACCGGTTTTAATCAGGTCACCAACAGTCTTTGGAGGTGATACAGATATGAGACAATTCTTACCACCGTGACGTTTCACCTTGTCACATATGATTTTACAAATAGACTTGATCTCCTCAATGGAGAGTGACTCGTGATCCTTGTAATCAATGTCTATGAAGAAGTTATAGGTTGGAGTCTTTTGTTCCACGACGAATAACTTTTCATTCGTACCGATAGCTTCTATGTACTTTTCATAGAATTCGTTCAATCTATCAAATGGCACAGAGAGTTTTCCTCCGTCCATGAGCACATGTGATAGATTGGATGCATTATCAAATTTTTGAGACGCACACCAATTCTTAAACATATCCATTTATTGGTCGTCATCTCTAAACCACTTCATAAATGAAACATCTTGGTATACTTTTTTTTCTGCTAAATCCTTCTTTATAACTAGAAGTTCATACACAGTTTTATCCTTGTTATCTTCTTTCCACTGAACAATTTCATCTTCACACATTCCCCTATTCTTATCGAGTAACTCTCCGATCTGGTGTAAGATGAAAGCCTTGGACTTCATTATTTTATAGAGAAGGTTTTTCTATTGTGAGAACTTATGCAAGAGTAGAACTCTGGATTTTTAATCACATTGTCCACTATCAATTTCCAACGTTTACGTGAATTGTATTCTTCTAGAGTATCAAAACTCATAAAGTCATTCTCGTCATACGTTTTCTTATACGGTTGGTGGAGTGCCTTCTTTACTGATGTTTTTTGCTTTTCTTCATAGAATCTTCGTACGAATTCATTTTGCTGAGACCTGGTGTAGTTGACAAAGAATATAAAGACGTTATATTCTAAATCAACCGTGGGACTCTCTTTATGTACAAACTTAAACTCGGTATACTGTCCATTTTTTAGTGATATAACCCCTCTAGTCTCTTCTTCCAGTTCTCTAAGAGCACAACGAATCGGGTTGTAAATTTCTCGTCTTCTACATCCTCCTGTGACAAATATCCATTCCTTGAATCTCCAATCTCTCACAGTGAGGAATCTCGGTTTGCCGTCTACAAAGCTAACCGGTATTGCAATCGCCTTGTACTTTTTCATTGCTCATTCGCAAGTTATAATATGCGGATATGTTTATTCAATCAATTTTTCCTCTTCTGGGGTCATTTCCGACAAATTGTCATCCGCGTCCCCATCCCCATCTATGGAATTAAGCTTTTCCATGACATCCTCTGAGAAATCTCGAAGCTCATAGAGTTCTTCACGAGTCTTATGAAGCTCGCGAAGTAGGAAAATAACACCTACAACACATACTGCTGTGGCGATCATCATAACATTTTCGTGATTAAGGGGGATCATATACTTGTCTATCCCTTTTTCTTTTTAAGTAATTACACCCATCTTAGTCCTACCTTGGGGTGAACATTCATACGGTGTCTGAGCGAATTGGACGGCTTCGTAATGCGCATTTTCACAAGATTTACTGGTCGACGGTGTCTTGGGTTGACCGATAAACGTTTCGAGTGTCCTGGATTTAGGATCGTACGTCAATACAAAAACGATGGCGAGTAGGAAAATAAGGTCCCACATTTACTATTTAGTTAGAATATAAAAGGCCTCCCATACCATTCTCTATACGGAGCACATTGTAATTTACGGCATAAATATCCTTGCCGACCGACTGCTTATCATTCACAATACGAGCCGAGTCAAGTCGGGAAAAGTTGAGGGTACCAGTGGGCTGCAGCTTACCAGTCTCGAGGCAGAAAGGATAGGTGAAGAGCTTATCACCGGGGGTAGAGTTACCGTGGGAGGTGTGGTAATAGAGAGGGACCGAGGTGTAGTTAGGGTTCGCGAATTTGAAGTCGGAAACATCGGTACCGTTGATCTGGAGTTTGAGCTTGTTATCATCGTTGAGGATCGCGAGAGCAGAGCTGTCCGCCGAGGCAAGGTACTTGACTGGGTGATTGAAATTGAGCTCTTGGATCTTGGAGCCCGAAGAGATCGCCTTCTGAGTTTGGGTGATCAGCATATTTTGGGGCTGGGAAGCGAAGACTTCGCGCTCCTGGGTATCGAGGTAGGCGTAGTTCGCGTAGATGTCCCACTTCTTGCTGGAATCGGCGGCGGCGGCACCCCAAGTGATGCGAAGCTCCACATCGTGATATTGGAGGGCAATGAGAGGAAGGGCAGTCTGCCAGTTCTCAC